CCCCATACAACAGAATACCACAAGGGCGGAAAATCCGTCCCTTGCGGTTACTGCCCAGCATGCAAATATAATGAGCGCGTAGGATGGACCTTCAGAATTTCAGAGGAAGCAAGACACTCCAAAGAAGCATGGTTTATAACTGTTACATACGATCAGGAAAAGCTACCTATAATAGATCACAGTACTGGAGAGCTTTTCAGAGGTACGGAGAACTTACGCTCAGAGCGCAGAGAAACACTCTTAAAAAGGGATATATACAAATTCATTGCTTCCCTAAAAAAGAACCAATATCGCTTATGGGCAGAAAATAAACACCTTGAAAAACCTAAAATTAAATATTACTTGGTAGGGGAATACGGCGGAAAATATGGCCGTCCTCACTACCATTTAATCATATTTAACCTATGGCAGAACGTCGCAATAGAAACCGAACTAGAGAAAATATGGCAAAAGGGACGGATAGAGACCGAACCAGCAAATCCAGCCCTCATTCACTATATTACGGGTTACCTGTTCGAAAAAAGCGACTATATCAAGGGAGAACAAGAACGACCATTTATGAGTTGTTCTAATGGACTCGGAAAACAGTATATCGAAAAAAACAAAGCCTACCATAAGGCGGGCCTAATCCCTTACATACACTTTAACGGACACAAAATAGGGATGCCGAAATACTACAAAGACCGAATCTTTAACGATGAGGAAAAACAAATCATCCAAAGCAAAATCGCGGAGTATCAATTAGAAAATGATAACCCGCCATTACTTAACGAAACCCGCGAGCAACGCGGGCAAAATGAATATTCAATACAATATAGAAACAAAAAACAAAAATAATTATGAACTCAATTTTTGACTCAATAGCGGTCAGATCGCTTCCAGAAAGCGTTTTTGATTTATCACACGAAGTAAAACTTTCCGGAAACATGGGAGAACTATTACCCATCTTCCTAGAGGAAGTGATACCAGGAGATACTTTTGAAGTTAGCTCCGAAGTATTAATGAGGCTTGCTCCCATGTTAGCGCCAATAATGCACAGAGTAAATGTATTTGTACACTACTTCTACGTACCAAACCGTTTAGTATGGGATGAATGGAACGATCACATAACAGGCGGAGAAGATGGACTCTCAAATCCCGCTTTCCCTTACATAAGTATTGGAGAGTCAAACAGAACTGAATACGAAAAAGGCTCATTAGCCGATTATCTAGGAGTACCTGTTACCGATGATTGGGGAACAATACAAGAGACTAAAAATATTAGCGCGTTGCCCTTTCGTGGTTACCAAACAATCTACAACGAATATTTTAGAGATCAAGACTTATCAACAAAAGTAGATGTTTCAAAAGAAAGTGGCGGAGACCCAAACGGAGTAGAAATGCGCAAACTCAGACAACGGTCATGGCAACGTGATTATTTCACGTCTGCACGTCCAAGCGCACAAAAAGGGCCTCAAGTAGTATTACCAAATTCAGAGGTCGTATATAAAGCGACCTCGGAGCTAAAAGATGCAAGTGGAAACCCTTTAGCAGATTCAGATTTGACTTCTAAAGTATTTGGCACCTTATACGGCGGAAACCCAGACGATCCAGCACGAATAGAGAATATCGAGTCAATATCAGCCGCGACCGTTGAAGATACGCGAGTTGCTAACCGCATGCAGGAATGGCTTGAGTTAGCACAACGCGGTGGCTCACGGATAAACGAAGTAATTAAAAATTTCTTCGGAGAAAATGCTGATGACCTCAGATTACAACGCCCGCAATATTTAGGCGGTGGCGTTCAAAATATCATAATGTCCGAAGTACTAAACACAGCAGGCTCACAAGGCGGACCAACTGATCCAGCTCTACAACCATTAGGCGAATACGGCGGACACGGTATAAGTATGGGAAGATCAAATAAATTCCGTAAAAAGTTCAAAGAACACGGATATGTACATGGAATATTATCGGTATTACCGAAAACGGCCTATCAGCAAGGACTGCATAAACACTGGACAAAATTTGATAAATATGAAAAATATTGGCCACAATTTGCGAACGTCGGAGAGCAAGAAATAAAAAACAAAGAAATATTCTTTAACGGAGATTTAAATAACGTATTAGACGAAACGTTCGGCTACGCACCTAGATATTCAGAATATAAATACGCATGCGACCGTGTCGCAGGTGAATTCAGAAAGTTGGGAGTAAACGATAATTTAAGTTATTGGCACATGGGCCGATACTTCGATACACGGCCTGCACTAAATAAACAATTCGTAGAATCAGACCCAACGCATAGAATATTCGCGGTAACAGATGAAGATGTTGATAAACTATACATCCAAGTTTACCACAAATTCAAAGCGAAGCGCAAAATGCCATATCATAACATTCCAAGCAATATGCCGGTATGACCTTTAATGGCCAAACTTTAAAACGAGTGGAGCGAGTACTCTTTAGGAGTGCTCTCTCTATCTTGTTACTGAGCATAGCTCCACAATGTGTAATCCAAACCACTTATCAAAAAACCATTAACAATGACACGCAAAAAACAAACACCAAAACAAACACTAAAACCAACACAAAAAATCTGGACAAAGTACACCAGACAAAATCACACCGTGAGAGGCGAAATAAACACCTCTCCGAGCTTAACTCAGCAGGGCATGAGTGTAACTATGTCGGAGATGATTCGACGTTATACACGCGGAGATATACCCCCTCTCGCACAATCTGCCTTTCACGGTACAGACATAGACATGGACAAAACCGAAGGTGCAAAACCAATGTCAATAATCGACCAACTCCACGACCAACAAGAAGCGGTGAGGGAGTACGCCCAACAAAATGATCGATCGAGTGTAGCGAGGACAGGAGCGCCCGAGCCAGAGCGTAGCGGTGGCTCCACTAGCGACACTCCGAGCATTGAGGAGACATCGGGCGAAGCGACCGAAAGCACCGCAGGGGAGTGAGTGAAGGGAGAACAAAAAAAGGTCTTTTATTACTCTCTCGTCATATAAAAGACCAAACGGGACGAGAACCTCGTGGAACGACGGTATCGAACCCGAAAAAAAACATATATTTACACCATAAATAATACAAAATGGAACTAACAAACTATAACGGTATAGACCCAAGCGCACCATCCCCAAATCCAGTGGGATCAGGAGCATTTAATCCGCTTGCAATAGCAGATAGTATTGTACAAGCTGGATCAAACTGGTTAAGCAATCGCCAAAATATGAAACTGGCTCAATATCAAAACAAAGTTGATTGGGATAGATGGAACGCTCAAAACAGATACAATAATCCTAGCGCACAAATGGATAGGATGCGCAGAGCAGGTTTGAACCCTGCAATGATGTACAAAGGAAACCCACAAAATGTATCTACTGGAATTCCAAGAGCAAACAGGGCAGAAGTAAAATCAGTTGCCCCCCAACTGGGTAGCTTTATGCAATCAGCACAAATTGCAAATATCCAAGCGCAAACACGCGCAACGGAACTCGAGAATAAAAAACGAGAAATCGATCTAGGAATAGATAGACCTAAAACAGGATACGGCACAGATGGAAACGAAGCACAATTTAATCTCTATTACCAGAAACTTAATAAGACAATCGAAGGACTGATTCGCGATAATGAAATAAAATGGAATCAAGCAGATCTTCAACGGCAAGAAATGCGAATTAAAGAACTTGCTTCCAAACTTGCTGATCAAGGCGTTAATATTAACGATAATGTACTTCTAAGACAATTAGCTCAGGCACTTGCGAAGGAAGGAACTTCAATACAAAAAATCATTTCTAAATTTATATCTAAATTTAAATGAACCGTAAACAAAGACGAAAATGGCTAAGAAAACCCGAATTCAAACACTCTTTCAGCAATCAAGAAAGAGATCAGGCAAACACTATAATAAAAGCCACAAATGGCCTAAATTCCCGCCTCAGTCAAGGGATTCAATCATTGCCAACTTTGAAAAACAAAAATTAACACATAATGCAAAAGATGGAGAATTATACTAGCGAAGGACTAACGCTAAAAAGATTAGTTCAATTACTAAATCATAAATACATACAAAATGAGAAGGAGACGAGGAAAACGAGTATCAATGCGCCCAAAAAGAGGCGGAAAACTGAAAACATATAAAGTTGCTCGTGGTGGAACAAGGCTATGAGATGCAATGCACACGACCCCACACAACAGAATACCACAAGGGCGGAAAATCCGTCCCTTGCGGTTACTGCCCAGCATGCAAATATAATGAGCGAGTAGGATGGACCTTCAGA